ATCTGCTTGAACCGTAAACACAAAGACATTGAACTTTGCGTTTGTGACCGTACCGGAGAGTGCGGCCATATCAGCGGCGGCCTTGCTGCAATAAACACCGTCAATGACGTACTTGATGACGTTGACTGTCTTTGCCAGGGCAGAACCGCCTGTCTTGATGGCTAAGCCTCCGGTGTTGAACACCATGTTGCACTGTCTGCGCTGAAGCTTATCAAGCAAAGTCTCAAGCTCAGTCAGGGTATTCGGAAACTTAATTGATCGTGTGCGTGACATCTTTTAAAGGGTTAATAATGGGAAGAACCCTAGCCCCCACGAGGAGGGCTAAGGTTTTAAGCGAACTTCACGAAGGCTTGCGCGGCAAACTTTCTGCGTTCGTCAGCAACTTTTCCGTCGTACACGAATAGATCCTTGTACGCGGAACCGAAGTTACCGATCAGATCCTCTTCCATTCCAACTTCAAGCGCCTTATCAGCGAAAGTGAGGAAGGATTTGTGCAGGGCGAGGATGTGATAGCCATTGGTGTTGTCACCTGCTACACGGTTGCTTCGGATGACTTTGAAGCCTTCCAAAGTTCCCATATAGCCTTTAACTACCAACTGCTCAAACGCTGGCTCAACGGACAGTTTGATACCAGTATCCTTTGCCATCGTTGTCCACGCTGCCGGTGGCACAACTAAGCAGCGGTCTTCATCCGGCACTTCGTTTTCATCAAGCATTTGCTTGAGGGTGAGCACCATTGTAAGGAAGGATGGGTTTGAACCACCGTTATCAATCTGCTTAACGGTGTTGGCCTGGATGGTGTAGGAGGAACTGGAAGAGATAACACCACCGTCGTAGCTGGAGGTTTCATCATCACTGTCATTCTCAATGACGATTGCTGTTGAGGAAGAATAGGTCTTCACTCGATACCACTTGGAATGACCAGTGGCCTTAAATGGCTTACCAACCATTGCAGAGGTAAATGTGGTACCGGAACCAGTCACGTTTCCGCTTACATCAACCGCTACGGTGCCGGTTGTGTAATCAGTGCCGTACCAGTTACCCGCTGCGGCGTCAGACCAGAAGCCTAAGATGTAGGTCATCATATTCTTCCGGCGTTCGTTCGCGGTCTGCTCAAGAATGGTACCGTGTGGGTTCTTGATGTAGGAAACCCAGCGGTCAATGGTCTTTTCCTTCCAGTAGAAGGATTTCTTTTGCTGAATACGGAAGACGGTGTTTACTTCCGTGAGGTCGTCAGGGGTGAGGTTTGATCCACTGTAGTCTTTTTCAGTGACCTTGCTGAGCGACAAAATGTTCAAAACAGATCCGACGGCGTTAATTTCGCCTTCGTAGTCGCGGTTTACGATTTCATCAATCGGGGCGCTCTCGTAAACTTTCTTGACAAGCTTCTGAGAAAAGCCTTCCGCGACTTTAGTTCCATATGCTGACATTGTTGCGTTCTTTCATAACGCGCTCTATCCGTCGAACTCCTCGATTTGGTTCGTATCCGACAATTCCTTATACCGTTTCCAGTCGGTCTTGCGAATAATGGCTGCCTCTTCGATAGAGATTTTCTTATGCGTGGGTGCCGATCTTGGGCCACCTGAGCCGTTTTCCAGCCCTGGGCCTTTGTTTGTCGGTGTATGCGGCGCTGGGGGAGCGTCAATCTGAGCATCAAACAGGAATGCCTGGGCAAGGATATTGAGAGGGAGTCCAACGTTCGCTTTCCTTTTTGCGAATCGCTTGAACTCAGTCTCTCTGCCTTCTAGCTTCTTGAAGTCGGCTGGAACTTCCTCATGGAAATCATCCAGCTTGTTGTCGAATTCAATCCGCTCGCTCAGTGTCAATACCAAGCCCTCTGCTCGTGCGGCTCTTTTATCTATCTGGCGTTGGTTGCGGTAAAAGGTCTTCGACGCTTCATCCAACTCATCCCAGTTCGAATACAGCCCGCGCATTTCATCGTCGGTCGGCGCGTCTTTACTTGTTAATTGTGCGTTCCGAGTCCTTTCTGCTTCCAGTCTGGCATTGAGAAGGATGTTTTCTTGTCCTTGGGTGGTGGCTTTCTTTTTCCAGTCTGGTTGCTCCTGTTGAGTTGGCTGCTCGGGTTCCGTGCCTTCAGGTTTTCCCTCTGGCGTCTCTACAGGCGTTTGGGGAGTTTCATTCTCCTGGCCAGCTTGCGGTGTGACCTCACCATTTTCCGTCCCTTCTTCAGGGGTAAGGATTTCATCTGACATATTGTTATGCCGTTCTCTTTCGAGGGTATGGCTGGTTAAAAACTAAATTTATTCCTGCTCTGCTTCCTTGCGGCTTTTGCGCTTTGGCGCTTCCTGTTCTGCTGCCTGTTCTGCCTCAGGCTCCTGTGCCGGTTCGTCGCTGAGCACTTCGGCATACCGATTATGCTGATCGGAATTCAAATAGAACTTACGGGCTCGCAGAAAACCAATGTCTTCTGGGGTGAGGGCTGCTACCTCTTTAGTGGCGATCTCGTCAAGCATTGCTTGTGATTGTGGGTCTAACATATTGATTATTTACTTATTAGTTAGTTTGTTAATTTGCTCCTGTGCCCATTTACGACGTTGTTCTGGGCCAAGGATGAAGGCGTGAATCATTTTGAGGTTACGGACCTGGGCTTTGAGGAAAAGATCCTTCTCTTTGGAATTATCGAAGCTGAGCAGTTCGTTTTCGATCAGGGAAAGCTGAAGGGGAATGAATTTCTTGAGGTCGTCTAACGTGACATCTGGCTGAGCGAGCATTTGTCCCCACTGTTCGTAGGTCTTCCGCTCTTCTGGACTTAGTTCGTCATACCCTTTGATTCCTAACTTTTCAAGCACTTTGTGGAGCATATTGCGGGGTTACTTGTGGGGCTGCTGTCGGCGCTGGTCCTGGGACAGCTACAGGCATCGGATTCTGAGTGTCTTCATTCATCACTTCCTTTACTTCTTCTGGATTCAGACCAACGAAATCGAGTACTCGTTTCTTCGTGATCCGGTCGAAGGCGGCATTACCTGGGAAAAATTGGCGGGCGGCGTTCATCTTCTGGAGGGATTCAACGGTCTTCTGTTCTTTTTCTGCGCTGGATATGACGCGGCAGTTGTAACCTTTATCGCTTCTCCAATCATTGGGGCTGGCCGTTCTCTCGTACATATTCCCCTTGAAGCCTTTCTTGTAGAGTTTCACTGCGTCGAGTTTGTCAGGGTTCGCGTTCACGAGGCGGGCAAACTTATCGGCCTTCTCTTTTTGCGCGAGCATCGAAAACTTGTTTGTCGCTGAAATGCGCTCCTTTGCTTGACCGAGGGCTAATTCCACCTCTCCCAAAGTCACCTTCTGCTTTTCCGTCTCTCCTTTGGTCGTCGGCGTAGCTCCAGATACAGACTCGCCGAGCTTCATTAAGAATTGCATTTCATCAATAGACTCTGAAAGGTCTTGAACTTGGACTGACTGATACACTTCTCCTGGCTTTCCTGGGAGCGGATACCAGCCAAACGGAATGGCCTCAAACGACTGTGGCACCCAATCTGGGTTTGCCGTGGCGTCGTAGAAGTTCATATTCATATTACGCATAGTCCGGTTTTCAATTAGCTGGGAAAACCAAACGTTGAGCACCTGATTGAGGGTCCTGAGCGTGTCGGCGGTGCCATCTGGATAGTGTTCATTCCGCTCTGGGTCGCTTGACCACGTGACAAACGGGTAAAAATTGATGTTCAGGATCTTTCGGAGCGGTTTAGCCATCAATATTTCGCCGTCACAGCGAATGATCAAATGAATTTCAGCCTCTTGAGTCACGGCATCCCACTCTTTGAAGAAGTATGCCTTTAGTTCAACCACCGTGTGACCGATCCGCGGGTCATTCACGTCCGGTACGCCCATCTCTCCCATTCGCTCGTTCTTGGCCTGCATCATCCTTGTGACTTCTTCGGCTCTGAGAAGGCCGTTTTTGGTTCCATAGAAGACTTTTAGGCGGCCTATGGCCCCTTTGTCGAAGTTGGGATTAGCCTCAAGCTGGTCAATCGTGCGAAATATATTGCCTTGAATTAGATGGTGAGCGGTTTCGATGTCTGTTGGGTCGGCATAACGATCAATCAGCATGTCAAAGGGCTCTAAAATCTCGCTCTCGAATTTCCCATAGCCGATATTGAGCTTTGTCCAGGTCTTGCCGTATAGCTGCTCCTGCTTTTTATCAACAACATCCTTGAGTTCCATCTTGTCCGTGACAACCGTGTCTTCCCAATAAGCGTTGAACAGAATCTCTTTGTCTTTGTCGTTTCCTAGCTCTTCAAATTCAACTTGGTTGAACTGATCGAGGCCGGCGAGGTTTGTTTTGATGCTCACCTTCATCAACGGGACATTGACACTCTGCCTCTGAGTGAGGCGATTGGTCTGCACGGTATCTCGAAACAAGTGGTAGTTGTCCTTCCACTGTGGTTGTCTGCGTTCTTGGTATGCAAAATCAGCCTGTTCGTCAGTCTTGAGGTTTTCGAGCTTTTGTTCGTAATTGACTTTAGGCATAGAAAAAGCGCCACGAAGGGCGCTACTAGGCTGCAAACAGGAACACGGCGAGTAATCCTATTTGCAACCTACGTAACGCTGCAAAAATAATTCGCCGTGTTTAGTTGTATAGAAAAGGTGCTGAAGTTTTAATTAGTATAGCACTAAACACCTAACTTTGGATAGTATGGCTTACTGCCACCGATTACTTTTGCTTGAATATTTCCCACTTTATGCAAGCTTTCTGTTGCATATCTGCCAGCATCCATTGCGTGATTGTTGATGTCCATAGGCTCGTTAATGATCTTGCCATCTTTATCAGTTATCCACACGTAGTTCCGATATTCTTTGATGATATTCACAGACCGCTTCGTGACTGAGATTTGCTGCTGTTGGACTTTCTGTATTCCCTGGAGGACTGAACCTTGGCCTTTGTTCGCTGGGAGGATCGTAATTCCGTATGAGTGAATTTCGTCTATGCTCTTTGGCTCGGCTGAGTCGGCGATCACAACTGCACGCTTCACATTCTTCAAAATGTCCGCAATGTTCTTGTTTGATAGCCCCTTCTGATACGCGATCTCATCCCAGATATAGCCGCCGTTGTAGTAGTAAATCGCGACGATGGCCGTTGGATCGTTTGAATAGCCGAAATCCAAACCGTAGCGTTCAAGCCTCGCTTCGTGAGGAATATCGTCAATAATCTGCCAGCCTGTGAAGATTCGCGTCTCAACTTCACCCAATTGCCCAAGGCCGTAGACTTGCCACCAAATCTTGTTGCCCTTGTGTGATTCAATTTCCTTGATGGTCGTTTCGTCCAGCGCTTCGTTGTCCAAGTAAGTGAGCGTGAGGAAGTCAATATCGTCCCGCTTGCCCTGCATCTCTGTGTAAAACCAGAACTCAGTGATCGGGTTCCAGTCGAGCCAGATGATCTTTCGTGTTCGGGTGACTAGCTGATCGGCGATGTTGTACGGAAGATTGTTGCACTCGTTGATGAATAAAACATCTCTACGAGGACCGTGAGCCTTGCTGTAAGTATCTACGCTCAAAAACTCAATGATCGTTCCGGTCTCAAAGGTGTAAATGTGCTTGGTCTGGTTCCAGCGGGAGTCCTTCCAATACCCTCGATCTTTCATTATGGTCTCAAAATCACGCATTGCCCCACCTGAGAGATGGGGATAGGACTCTGAGACAATACTGACTATTTCATTCCTGACTGATTGGGCATAGTCAATACACCACACAAGGATTGAGATCGTTTTTGAAGCTGAGGTGCCGCCAGATACTGCCCTGATTCTTTTTCTAAGCTGGAAGATCTTCTTGGTCGCGGTTGTGTTCCTGATTTTGTAGGCTTCTTCCGGCATAAATAGGGGTTGGGAATAATTCGGTTCCATCTTCGCCGGTATGTTCATTGAGGCGAGGGAGTAGGGAAGGCGCAAGCTTTAGAATTATCTGCTTCTTCAACTCTGACAGCCCCTTTTTCTCCAATATGGCTTTAATTTCAGTAAGAGCCAACGTTCGCACCGCTGCCGCAAGTTTTCGATCATTTAGACTCTTGCCGCCGCTATTGCCCTCCGCGTTCTTATTTCCTTTTGGTGCTGCCATAGTTGAGTAAACTCTATTTCGCGCTTATTTGGCTGACATACTCCTGTACTGATCTTAAGTTATCCTGCAAACTTCCTTTGTTCGTTTCACACTGAGCAATGGCCATCAAGCTCTCTGCAATTCCTTCGTCTAAGAATTTGAGCCGTTTCTTTTCTGGTGAGGCTAAATGCTCCTTGCCGGCAAGACTCTGCTCGAATTCCGCCTTTTGAGCCTTTAGCTGCTCGACTTGCTTTTGAAACTGGTTAAGTGTGTTCGTCGCTGCCTACTTGCATATTTTTATTGGCTTAATTAAAAGGTTTGGTAAGTAATGGTAGGTTGTGTGTAGTGGACAGGTATAACCGATTGGTATATACTATAGGTACAGCAATTAACACATCAGCCAATGCTACGATATACCAAAAAGCAGCAAGACATCATCAAGTTATATTTAAAAGGTCGAGATCCAACCGAAATCGCGTATAAGCTCAAGTCCTCAGAGGTCTACGTAAAGCGCGTTATTAAGAACTACAATAAACAAAAATGACACTCAAATTTCATCGCACCAAGTCCTACGATTTCGCAATAGGTTTGTATAACTTTTGGTTAGATATGGGCCGACAGGTGGCTATGTCTTACGAGCCAGATGATGGGACGTACTTTATAAGATACTATTTATAATTCATATTACCACAAATGATCGAACTAAGCTACCAAACCTCACTAGCTATCAAAATAGTCGTTCTCCTGCCGGAATACAATCTCAGTGAACCTCTTGCCGAAATGCTCAGACAGATCACTGAAGGCCAAGCACGGTATCTGTATTCTCTCGCAGTGAACAAAAAGCGCGACGAACTCAAGCAATTTATTGTCGCGCATATCTAAAACAAATAACTAAAACAAACATATGCCAAAAGTATTACCTCTCATCCCAGAAGACGACCCTTTAATTATGCGTCTTCTCAATTATATGAAGCATAACTTCTACACTATCCTCTATAGATTCCTTATCTTAATCGCCATATTTTTGGTCGGGTATCTCACCATAATCCTGATCTCTGGCTACAACCGTTTTTCGGCTGATTACCAAGTGAACTTCGAACTGCCGTTCAAAAACTGGATTGTAATCGAGCCCCGCACATCAGAGGCAAAGGTTTTATTCAAGCGAGCGAAAGCTGCCCCACCAACCTTTGAAGACAAGATTCGTGAAGCCTTTGGCTCACACGCTGACACCTTCCTCGAAATTGCCAAGATGGAGAGCGGTCAGAACGCCGGTGTTAAAGGGTATAATTGTTTTTACTATAACGCCAAAGGGGAGCGCTACAGCACGTCCTGCAAACCAGACGACAGAAGCAAAGCGTGGTCGGTTGATTGTGGCGCCCTTCAGGTCAATGTGTACGGTAAGGTGTGCCCGGTCGAAATGTTTGACCTAGATAAGAACCTTGAAGCAGCAGTAGGCAAGTTTAAGCGACAAGGATTCAAGGCGTGGAGCGTGTGCAATCAAAAGAAAGTAAAATGCGTATGACAGATAAACCAATCACTAAAGACTATTATTACTGTCTCGTTTGTGGCGTCCTAGTCATAGGCGGACAGCACCAATAACTGACCAAAGGAGGGTAGATGACCTACGAAAATCTGATCAAAGAGAACCCAGAACTTGCTTTAGAAGAACCGGAATTTGAAGATGGAATGTTGTGGTGTCCCAATTGTGTTGGAAACCCTGCTTCCGTTTCCTGGAGCCAAATGCTCGGTCGCATTTCCTGTTCTATCTGCGCGACAGGAGCATTTGAGACTTTTGACCCCACTGACATCATCACAGAATTTGATGTGTTCGACGATTCAGATAGTTCACACTGACAGACGCTACCGCTTCTTAATAGGAGCGGTTTTTCTTTTCCCCCACCTCAAACCTTCCAGCAGTTTCAACTTCTTTTTATGTCGCTCCTTCGCGTCGTAAGGTGTCTTTGACCCTGTAGTAAACCGCTTCTGCTTAAACCATCCCTTCCTCGTAAAGGAACTCCAAGATCCGTCAGACTCTCGTTTGACGTAGATTTTTGGTCTTCTCGGTTTGTCATCTCCACTGTGAAGTCGGCGATAATAGTCGCTCCAATCCCCGCCTCTTGAGTTCGCCTGTGTCAAAACACTCATAGTCATAAGCCCCGCTTTGGTCAAAAGCGAGGCGTCTTTGAACGACAGGAAAAGAGACAGTAGCTGACCGGCTACCCTACAGCTTTCGTCTTTTCGACAATTGCCCCGACACCCCTTAGCTTACCCCCCAACTCTGTGTCAGGTCTCAGCCAAAGCATCACCCGATTTTTTTTAGGTAGGTGGGTACATCACTTCAGACTTTCCACCGCGTATGCTCCAGGATTACCTTTTTAAGAGCATCTTAGGTGGCCTGCCGTCCAACAGTGAATGTAGTAGGCGTTTGTCCCTATTCCACTTTTAATTGTATCAAACAGATTTAAACAACGTCGCGTCTTCGCGACGGCGAGTCTTCGAGACGTTCTCTTGAATTCTGGGGAAGTGAGGAGTACAAAAGATCCAATCATTAAGCCCTATACGGGCAATGAAAGGGTGCTCTATGACAAAAGAGACAAAGGCCAAAATCTTAGCGTTAATCCAATTAGCGCATAAGGACAACAACAGCGTGAATGTAGCCACGAAGTTGCAAGAACTGTATCTAGAAATTCTAGACCAGCAAGTTCAGCAACAACCGAGGTTTCACAACACTGTTCAACTCCTTCTGCTGATCGGAACGTTCGCTATGGGTTTGGTCGTCGCTTATGCATTAGACCATCTGTTTCAGTAGGCCACTACTGAGAAATGGGGGACTCCGGGGGGCTTCGGCCCCTCCCCTCAAATTTAGACAATGTCGTCTTAGTCAAAGATCCAGCCACAACTTTGAATAAAGATCCCCTTATTCAAACTTTGACGTGTTCATTCGTTCGGCGCTAGTGATGGTAGGGTTTGACCTACAGGATCACCGGATCAAAACCTTGTGGGTATAGGGGAGCTGAACCCCCGTCTGCCTATAGCTATAGCGGTTCACAGTCCGCCACACCACCAGCACGGAAAGAACGAACATTTAGCGAGCGAAGCGAGCGTGTGTTGCCAAAAAGGATAAAAGGAAGAAAAAGGGGAATAGTCAAAAACCGAAAATCTCGTATCTAATTGAATTATAACAGCTTTCTTTTCGGCAGTTGTCCACACTGACGGAGTAGATTCGGACATCAATCAGACAGAGATTCGGACGAAATTTGGAGCAGGGAATAAGCTTGATTCCGGGGGGAGACAAGTACTGGGGCAAGCGGGTCTTTCACGAACAGGGCGTGAGGTGTGATAAGCGGCTGAGAGACGATGTTGGCTTCTCGAAGGGCGTGCAGAATTTCCT